TATGGAAAAGAAAGCCACAGGCGAAATAGACTGGGACTTGGAAGCAATTAAGGGTAGCCAGAACTCGTGGAAAGATGAGTGGCTGGTTATTTTGTTTTCAGTACCACTCATACTCGCTTTTATTCCCGGAATGGAAAATGTCGTATCCCACGGATTTCAACAACTGGAGCAAATGCCTGAATGGTACCAGTACAGCTTGGGCGTTATTGTTGCTGCAAGCTTTGGAGTTAGAAGCGCGACGAAGTTCTTTGGAAAGAAGTAAACATGGCAGAAGTAACTATGGAACGGTTCCTCAAATGGAAAATACTTCCCCGCTTGATGATGATTATGATGTCAATATCCGCTTGGCGGGTAGTGGAGTGGTTCATGCTACTTCCCGACCCAACCAACGCACAAGCAGGGTTAGTGAGTGTAGTCACGGGGGCCATGACCGGTGCATTTGCGGTGTGGTTGAGCCACGAAAAACACTAGGTAAAAAAAAATGAAGTACAACGCATCACACTTTTTGGACAAACTAATCGAACACGAGGGCATGGTGCTTACCGTGTACGAAGATAGTTTGGGCATAGAGACTATAGGTATAGGTCGCAACCTCAAAGACAGAGGTATTAGCCCAGAAGAACTAGAGTACATGGATATTCCTAACATGGCTATCGTGTACACCAACGGTATTAGCGAGGCAGACGCACGTTACCTCGCCATGAACGACATCAAAATTGTCGAGAATGAGTTGTGCCAAGTACACCCGTGTGTCAAAGACCTAGATGCGGTGCGTCAGCTTATCCTAATGGACATGGCATTCAACATGGGAGTCCCTCGTCTGTGCAAGTTTAAAAAAATGTGGGCGGCTATTCACGAAGGTAATTTTGATGCTGCCAGCATTGAGATGATGGATTCGAGATGGGCACGTCAGGTAAAGTCGCGGGCCAAGAAATTGTCGGATGCAATGAAGTTAGGAGAGTTTTAAATGCCTTTGACCAAGAAGGGTGAGCAAGTCTTCTACGCAACAGCCAACGCCGGAAAAATTAAAGGCGTCGAGGAAACACAAGAACTCAAGAAGGGTGGCCGGGTTAGAAAAGCTGGCAAATCGTCGAAGCCTAAAGAGAAGAGCAAAAGTAGAGTTAATGAGGCTGGCAACTACACTAAGCCCTCAATGAGAAAACGTCTGTTCAATCGTATCAAGGCGGGTGGCAAGGGCGGCAAGCCGGGGCAGTGGTCAGCACGTAAAGCCCAGATGCTTGCTCAAGCCTATAAGAAAGCAGGAGGCGGTTATCGTGACTGATGAAACACGTATTTCTCCTGTACGTATTTTTAGGCATAGGTGAAGATACCCGCCTTGTCAGCAACGACATGTACTTTGCGGACCTCAACGACTGCGTTTGGTATGCTCAGACAATACACAAACAAGGGAAGAAGGTAACCTCATATTGCCTTCCTACACTCATAGATAAAAACATGAAGGTATACTGATGGACCCCATTAGCGCGATGGCTACCGCATCGGCTGCATTCGGTGCAATTAAGAAAGGCTTCCAAGTAGGCCGTGACATAGAGTCGATGGCTTCTGACCTGTCTCGTTGGATGGGTGCAATGTCCGACTTGGACATGCTTGAGAAGGAAGCCAAGAACCCACCCATCTTTAAGAAACTGTTCGCAGGTAAGTCTGTAGAACAGGAAGCAATAGAAACATTTGCTGCTAAACAGAAGGCCGAAGCACAACGCTACGAGTTACAGCAGTGGATTGGCATGACTATGGGTAGGTCTAAGTGGGATGAACTCGTCCATATGGAAGGGTCTATCCGTAAGCAACGCCAAGAAACGCTGTACAAACAAAGGCAACGCCGTCGTAAGTTTGTTGAAATTGTGGCGTGGATAGTGATGTCTTTATTTGGCGCGGGTACATTGGTGGGGTTTGTGTTACTCCTCAAGGGTTTTGCAGCCAACGCAACTCCAGAGTACGTAGTGTGCAGACTACAAGGCTGTCAGTCTATAGACGGGGAAAGACTGTGTGTATATCACGGTGCTAACAACACGATAGATAATGTCTGGATGAACACACACGAGTACATCCCAAAAGAAATACAGTGTAAGTACGACCCCAAAAATGAAAAGCCCCCCAGCTTACGTGAGACATTCGAAGCAATCGAAAAGTCAAGAAAATAATTCTTGCTAATTTTAAAAAATAGGTGTATAATGTTGTACAGGGAGACGGATATGAAAAGACTTGCCTACGAAGCCCTGAAGCATAAGTACGAGGCACAGAAAAAAGATGCACTCTTTGTATATGCAAATTACACAAACAATCCGACGGCTATCGGTGAACATCCACAACTGTTGGAGGAAATGGACAAGGCGGTCCAGAGTTGGGCAGACGCTCAAGACAAGTTGGATGCGCTTGAAATATTGGATAGCCAAAGTTAATGGCTATTAGAAAGTCGCAAAGGAGCTTACGTGCGTGGACAAAACAGAAGTGGCGCACAAAAAGCGGTAAACCGTCTACTCAAGGCCCGAAAGCGACGGGCGAAAGATATCTTCCGGCAAAGGCAATCGAGTCCCTTTCGGCAAAAGAGTACGCGGCGACCACTCGCGCAAAAAGAAAGGCTACGAAAGCTGGTAAGCAGGTAGCCAAACAACCCAAAAAAATAGCGAAGAAGACTCGCGCCTATAGGAAAGTCTAAGATGTCGATTACGTCATATCCTAATGTTATGACCTTTGCGGATGGTGTCGGCTCCTTTCCATACTTCTTGCAGGTTTCTCGCGGTCTTGTGGATGGTCACGAACGTGTATTTAAGTTTGGGTACAACGGCGAAATCCAGAATATAGAAGAAACCATTTGGGATGTGGGCGGTCTGTATGCTTACCCATCCAGTGCTGTAACTATGACGGCCACCAGTTCATCTGGTGCAACGGACAGTGGCATAGAAGTAACCATTCAAGGTGTAGACACCAACTACGCAGAGTTGTCCGAAACAGTAACCTTGAACGCATCAGGTACGGCTACGACGACAGGTAGTTTTCTACGTGTTTACCGTGCGTTTGTATCAGGCAGCACAGCCTCCGCTGGTAACATTACAATTGCAAATGGGGGCACAACATACGCATATCTATCTGCCGCTGACCAGCAAACCTTGATGGCACTGTGGACTGTACCTGCTGGATACACAGCGTATTTGTTTCAGATAGACACAACTGCGTTTACTGTACAAAACAACAAGGTGGCAACGATACGGATGCTAACACGCGAACTTAACGGTGTATTCCGCACCCAAAACAAGTTCGATTTGTTTGAAGGTTCATACCATCTGGACATCACTTGCCCCCAGCCTACTCCTGAAAAGACAGACATCGAGTTTCGTGCGAGAGCTGACAGTTCGAATGCTGACTTGCGAGTTGCGGCAACTTTTGACATCATTTACATACAGGACTAAAAGATGGAAGTTCGCAAAAAACGCACCCTTGCTGCACAGCTAACCACATCGAACCAAGACATCTACACTGTCCCTGCCCGATTTAACGCCGATGTAAACAGCATCTACGTAAACAATCAGTCTAGCAGTGCAGTTACATTTAGCCTTGATTGGTACGACGCTGCAACCACAACCTTTTACACGCTGGCAGAAACTGTCGAACTTCCTGCCAACTCCTTGCTACAGATTACTGACTATCCCTTGTTCTTGGTGAAAAACGACAAGATTCGCGGACTGGCAAGCGCAAACAGTGCCGTGAATATTTCAATCTCGCTAGAAGAATACTACGAAACTGCACTTTAATAAACCCGCCTAAAAGGAGAAATTCTCATGGCAATCACAACTGCAATGTGTACGTCGTTCAAGAGCGAACTTCTTGGCGGTTTGCACGACCTAGACACCGACTCATTAAAGCTGGCACTCATCAAAGCCAGCCCGTCCGGTACGTATGATGCGACAACAACCAACTACTCCGACGTAACCGGCAACTCTGATGAAGCGTCCGGCACTGGTTACTCCGCTGGTGGTCAAGTTCTTGATGGAGCAAGTATCTCTACGAGTGGTACGACTGCTTTTGTTGACTTTACCGACGAAGTGTTTTCGAACGTCACTGTTTCTGCTGACGGATGTATCATCTACAACACCGCCAACTCAAACTCTGCCATTGCTGTCATTGACTTTGGTGGCACCGTGTCTGCCACTGCTGGTGACTTGACAATCGAATTTCCTGCTGCTGACGCATCTAACGCTATCGTCCGCATCGCGTAGCGGAGGTAGGCGGTGGCCTTTTACAATTCTGACGATGCACTGTACGGCGTAGGTAGATACGGTTCTGCATCTTACGGAATTGTATCACCTA